CCTTCGGCTCCTTGACCTTCGGCTCCTTGACCTTCGGCTCCTTGACCTTCGGCTCCTTGACCTTCGGCTCCTTGACCTTCGGCTCCTTGACCTTCGGCTCCTTGACCTTCGGCTCCTTGACCTTCGGGGCCTGGACCACCTCCAGCTTGCCGAGGGTGAACTTCTGCTTCCCGGACTTGTCAGAAGCGTATTCCCACCGGCCTTCCTTGAAGATGTCGTCCACGACGAAGGTGGTCTCGGTGCCCTTCACACGAACAGTGACGCCGATCTTAATGGTGTTCATGGTGCTCTCCTCTCTGGATGGGGGGCCACGGGCCCTGAGCACACCCATTCTACTGCCTAGGAAGGCCCCGTGCAAGGGTCGCTGTCAGAACGCTGTGTGGAACACTTCCGGCAGAACAAGGCATGGGTGGGTGGGTAGCCAGCCGCCCGGAGGGCTGTCCACAGGGCCGTGGTGCCACCCCGGAGCCGCTGGGAGGTGGCGGAGGTGGCGGAGGTGGGGCGGAGCAGCAGGACCACGCCGGAGGCCCCACAGGAGCTACACCGGCCACCGTAAGCAGCCAGGAGATCCTGGCGGAGGGCCCTCCTCGCGTCCCTGGAGGAGTGTGGGTTATGCCGGGGGCGGGGGTGGGACCTGGCAGGAGAGGATCCGCACCAGACACAATGACGGTCCTTGACCCACCTTTCAACATTGCCGTGGGTAGGGCATGGGACCGCCGAGAGGTATACCTTGGAACCATCCTCGCGGGCGGAGGACCGGCGTTGTAGATCCTGTTCGTTGAGACTGGGTAGTGGCATAGAGAGGACCCCCAGCCAGTATAGCGGAGGGCGGAGGGCGTAGCAATGGGTGATTATACATAGCCAATGTGGCGGCGAGATGTCACACCCAATGTCACAACGCCACAGAGGACAGAGGCCGCGTCGTCATTGAGCCTTGGCCCGCTAACACACAGGTATCGCTGCCCGATTTTAGTCCGGTGTTATCAAGTTGGTGTCACACTCGGAGAGCCGCGTCGTCATTGAGCCTTGGGCACTCTGTGACAGCAGCGTCCTTGTATGATGCCACACAGGTCTGACAACTACACGAGGATCGCGGACCGACGAGAGCTCAAGAAGGACGGGCACTGGCATGACTCTTGCGACGCGCGTATACGCGCGCGCCCACACTGACGTGCGCACGAGATATATGCCCATATCAATGTCCAGAGAGGATCAAAACAAGCCCCACCAACTGTCACAGATGGCCCGAGGCTCAACAAGGACGGATACAGCGACGGTCTTGGGTGGTGCTGTCACAGAGAGGAGATCGGGGGTGGTCCAGGTGAAACGAGGACGCGGGCTTGTGTGGGTGTGACACTGGCGTGGCACCAAATGCCACGCGAGATTGAGTCTCAGCGGGGGTGATCTGGAGGATGGGTGGGTCCCGCTGTTGTGCATTAGGGTGCGTTGGCACGAGACCCCCCTACCCCCGACGTTGCTGTAGTGATTCGTGGTGTGAATCCTGATGCCGGGGATGGCAGGCTTTGGGTTCCTACAGTTCCCACTAATCTGTGCCGGTATGCACCGATCTGTGCCGGTATGCACCGATCTGTGCCGGTATGCACCAGTATACGCCAGTATACGCCAGTATACGCCGGTATGTGTTGCAGAGGGCGGCTCTGCGCGTTCTGAACCGTTGTAATGCCGTCTTTATCAGAAAATTACACATTCCACGGGCCCCGTTACAACGCCCTTTCGGTATATGTTCTAATGCCCTTTGGTATATATCTTAACGCCCTTTCGGTATGTGTTATAATGGTCCTCGGGCCCCGTTGCAATGCCCTTGAATCATGGAGGACCCCCGTGGCAGTATGTGATAGTGAATCCGGGGTGCAGTCTGTGATCCTCGAATCCTGGTCCAGGATTCCCGGCTGCCTGTCCGTGCGCACAGAATCTGACAAGGAGCTCGGTGTCCCTGATATCTCCCTGCGTTGTCCGTGGTTCGAGGTTCCTGTCGAGTTGAAATTTGATGATCGGGCCATGGCCCGTGATTCCATGACCCTGGCCGTTCCAAATAGGCTCACGGGTCATCAGCGTTCGAAACTCATCCAGCTGTGGGGCCGCCCGTTTCCTTCCGCAGTTCTGCATTACCATGTTTCGGGCTGGTGGGTCGTGATTCCCGCTCTCCTGATTCCAAACTACCTGGAGGACCCCTGGAGGGTATTTTCACCGGCCATGAACACAGATCAGGTACGTTTCATGACCCCTTCTCGCCTATTTAGGGCCATGGAACGTACCTGGCGAATATTCCGAGAGGACCCTCTCCTGGGCCCGGAAAGCCTTTTGCCCATACTCAGGGCTATATCAGTAGCCCCCAGGTGTCCAGAGTGGCTCCGAGATACCTCCGGAGCTCAGGACGAGGCCATCGGAGGGCCACCCGAGGCCCTCAGTCGGCCCGGAACTCGGTCTGAATCCCGTACTCGACCTCCTCGTGGCTGATGATCGAGGTCTTGTTGCAGGTCCAGAGACATGCGTTGGGGTCTTCCGGGTCAATGTCGCCGGATTCCGCAAGCCTGTCGAGGGCGTCCAGCACATAGTCGTAGTTCAGGATTTCCCGGGCCGCGTCCATGGTGGCGAGGTGAACCATCAACTCCTCCACCTTCTCGGGAGGGGCGTAGTTGATGATGAGGTGGGCGATTTCGGCGCTGGGCCCGATGAGGTTCTTGGTGAATTGCATCACTTCTCCTTGTCGTGGAAGATTATTGCGTTGGGGTTGTGTTTCTCGATCTCTGGTTCGCGGGCCCAGTATCTCGCCTCAGGATTCCATTCGCGGAGCCCGTTGGTCTCTTGGATGAAGGTATAGGCTTCGTTGTGGTCCCGGAATGCGTGGAGGACCCTGTCGGAGGACCCCTCCAGACCGTTCTCGAACACCCAGTAGATCACAGGAGGACCCTCGCCAGGATTGCGGTGATTGAGATGGCCAGGAGAACCCGTCTGACTCTGCGTTCACGAATTCTGGTCATCGGAACCTCCCAGGAGGGCCTGGGTCCGTGTGTTGAGGATGTCGTTCAGCTGGCGGGCCTTGCGGGCATCGTCGGCCAAGACCCGTTCGAGGATTTCACGGGTCTCGGGCTGGAGGGTATGATACCTCAGGATGGTCTCGACCGTTCCCTGGAGGACCCCCAGGCGGTGTGGATAGTTGAGTTCCATCGGGATGTTGTGCATGTTCTCTCTCTCTCCTCTCTCGTGGCGCTAGGCCACTCCCAGTGTAGTGCCAGGAGGGCCCCCGCGCTAGGGTGGTGTGGTGAACGTAGGAAGTTCTGGTTCCCTTGTGGAGAACCCGGGCTGGTGTTCAGTCAAATTCCCCGGTTCCCTGCAGGAACCACGCGGCAGAGTAGGCAGCGAAGCAGGACCCTTGGCCCATCTCGGCGATTCCCTCGCGGATTTCGTAGGAGAACCCGTTCCCGTGGATTCGGTCCACCCAGCCCATTTCGGCAGAGCCACGGGCCCCGGATTGCTGGTCCTCGCGCCCTGCCTTGATCAGGGTAGCCATAAGTTCGGTGATTTCGGATTGCGTGAGCATTGGTGTTCCTCGTGGAGTGGGTGGTTGTCCTAGAGCAGTTCGGCCAGGATGGTGAGGTTGTTCCCGTCGTCGTATACCAGCAGCAGCGGGCCTGTGGGATTTGCGGGATTCAGCATTGCTCGGAGCATGATTGCCTCTGTTCTCTCTGTGGTGGTTTCGGATTTCCTCATGGTAGTGGGCCCGGATTTCTCCGGGCCCGGGTGTGGGTCGTGGTGGATTAGCGGCCAGCCTTGCGGAGAGCGTTGCGGAGCCGATTGCCGAGGTTCATGCGAACCTGCCCAGGGTTCAGGTCGGCGTAGCGCACCTGCAGTTCGGCCACGGGCAGCAGCTCCCGGATGGTGGGGCAAGCCCAGATTGATCGCTTGTCCTCGGGCTGGGCGGCCAGCTCGGAAGCGATCAGTTCGGCCACTCGGTCCTCGTTGTCGTGTGTGTGGTGCTGCAACTTCTCGCGCCACGTGGGTGTGTGCCTGGCACGGAACGCGACGAATCCGGCGCTACGGAACGGGGCGCGGGTCGGCTCGGTGGTGTTGGCGGGTTCGGCAACCTCAGCGGGTGCAACTTCGGCGGGGGTAGCAATGGCGGCTACCTTGGCGGTCTTGGAGGAGGTGTGCTTGCGGGCCATTGTTGGCTCCTGTAGTGGCCCTGGGGGGTGCCAGGGAGGCGGGAGGTTAGCGGCCCGCCATACCCAAGTGTAAGGTATCGGCGGCACTCGCGCAAGTATCGCTCGATAAACTGTGACGACGATCACACACCATATCGTCGTGGGGCAGGACAGGCCACAGGAGACACACGGACCTCGGGCCGCTATCCTAGGGCGGCTCAGGACGCGACGCGCGCACGAGGGGCCACGGACGGCCAGGACGGGGCCACGAGCGGGGGGCCCGGGAGCAGGTACCGAGCAGCGGAATCCTCCTTCCACAGAACGCGACCCGGGGCAGGGGATCCTTTTGACCTTGGGCCGCTTCCCAAGGTTGTAAACCCCCTTTTCAACGCCCCCGGGCCACCATTATATCGCCATTGCCGTATATTCTAGAGTATATTTGCAACGGTCCTCGGGCCCCCGTTAATATAATCCGGTTATATCTTCCGTGTGCTTGGTCATTTGTGCTTTGATGGTCCATCCGGAGGTGTTATGAGTGCGAACTGGGGCCAGTCGAAGTACAAGGCCAACCTTGGCACCCGGGCCGGGGCCGGGAGCGTAAGGGACAAGGCTGTGGATGAAATTCCTCCGGTCGGTGTGAACGCGATTGTGAAGGACAACCTCGGCCTCGTGTTCAACAAGACGAACTACCTTCCCAAGCCGAAGGTGGACCCGGAGAATGACAAGGTCCTGTATGCCCTGGTGGAGGTGCTGGCATCCATCGGCCTGGACAAGAAGCAGATCCGTATGGCCCTGGGCTGGACGGAGGATGAGTGGAATACCCGCTGCGCCTCCGACCCCCAGATGGAGAACATGTATAATCAGGGTGGGACTCGTGGGATCGCCCTGATCGCGAACCGGCATTTCCAGGCCGCCATGCAGGGGTCCATCCCCGCCATGCAGTTCATTCTGCGTACCAAGGGTGGGTTCGTCGAGCCGAAGGAAGCCCCGATGGGACCCCAGGAGATGGCCGAGGCCATCAAGAAGTTCCTCGGGGATGTGGCCGCCACCACCGGGATGCCACCCCTGCCGCCCCCGCGGAACGTTGATGGTGAAGAGGTCGTGGGCGGGGACTAATCATGGCCGTGGCCCTGACGTACCGCTGGACGCCCCTGCGGCCACACCCCATGCAGTATGCCTATTGGACCTCCCCACATAGGTTCAACGTGGTCCCTGCGGGCCGCCGATCTGGGAAGACGGAACTCGCAAAGAGGAAGATCGTATCCAGGGCCCTGAACCCCAATGCATCGAAGTTCCCGGACCCGCACTACTTCTGTGCTGCCCCCACCCGGGATCAGGCAAAGAGAATCTACTGGGATGACGTCAAGGCCCTGATCCCTAAGATATTCATTAGGTCCATATCGGAGACGGAGCTGACCGTGCTGACGGTCCTGGGATCCTCGATCACGATCCTCGGTATGGACAAGCCGGAGCGGGTGGAGGGCTCCCCCTGGGACGGAGGGATTCTGGATGAATACGGCAACATGAAGGGCCACGCCTGGGGGGCCAACGTACGCCCCGCCCTGGCAGACCGGAAGGGGTGGTGTGACCTAATCGGGGTCCCGGAGGGACGCAACCACTACTACGACACGGCGGAAATGGCCCGTGGGATGATGCTGGAGCGGAAGGAACGCTCCGAGTGGGGGTACTACCACTGGAAGTCCGTTGACATCCTGGACCCTGATGAGGTGCAGGCGGCCCGGGAGAACCTCGACCCACTGACCTTTCAGCAGGAGTACGAGGCCAGCTTCATCAACTTCACCGGGCGGGCCTACTACACCTACGAGGACCAGAACAAGGCCCACCTGATCTACGACCCCCGGGCCACGTTGATCATTTGTCTGGACTTCAATGTGGACCCCGGGGTGGCGGTGATCTGCCAGGAGATGCGCCTCCCCTGGGATGTGGAGGTGGTGAAGAAGTCCCCGGAGGGGATCGTATACAAGGAGTATGAGCCGGTGTACGGTACTGGGGTGATCGGAGAAGTATACATCCCGTACAACAGCAACACCCCCGCTGTGTGCAACAAGCTGATACATGACTGGGGACACCACGAGGGCCGGGTACATTTCTACGGGGATGCCTCCGGTGGGGCCAGGGGCACCGCGAGGGTGGAGGGCTCGGACTGGGACATCGTGAAGGAGATGATGAGGCCGGTATTCGGCCCCCGGGTACTGTTCTACCTCAAGTCGGCCAACCCCGCAGAACGGTCCAGGATCAACGCCGTGAATACCCGGGCCTGCAACGGTGCCGGGGTAAGGAAGCTGGCGGTGGACACCAGGAAGGCTCCCTTCACCTCGAAGGATCTGGAGGGTGTACGCCTCCTGGAGGGTGGGGCGGGGGAGATTGACAAGAGGTCGGACAAGAGCCTTACCCACCTGTCGGATGCCCTGGGGTATTACATCGAGTACGAGTTCCCTGTAAACGCCAACCGTGGTATCGTGAAGATTGGAACGACTGGGAGGTAGTCAATGCCCGTCAGCACTCCCCACCCCGAATACTCTCGTGACATCAGGATGTGGACCCTCCTCCGGGACTGTTACGAGGGGGAGGAAGCGGTGAAGGCCAAGGGCGAGGTGTACCTGCCCAAGCTGGCCGAGGACTCGCCCGATGAATACGATGCCTACCGGATGCGGGCCAGCTTCTTCCCCGCCCTCACCCGCACCGTGGACGGCCTGGTGGGTGGGGTGTTCCGGGTGGAACCCATCGTGGAGTTCCCGGAGCAGGATTGGGCGGATGATGTCACCCTCACCGGCATGAATATCCCCCAGCTATCGAAGCTTCTCACCACTGAATGTGCCATTCAGGCCCGGGTCGGGGTCCTCGTGGACTGGGATGACGTCCACCAGCGACCCTTCCTCACTGTGTACCCCACGGAGACCATCCTGAACTGGGGTAGGGACTACGTGGTCCTCCGGGAGAAGATCTATGAGCCGGGGATGTCGGGGGACATCTTTGCAACCCGGACGGTGATCCGATACCGCTTCATCCAGAAGCTCCCGGAGGGCGGGGCGAAGGTGGAGACCTACGAGCAGGTGTCCATCCCGAACAAGGCCGAGGAGGGTGTATCCCCCACCCCCTCCAGCACCCGGTTCATCCGGCCAGTCATGCCCGATCCTGATTTCTTCCCCTTCGTGTTCATCCGGCCCCTGGGTGATGCTATCACCTACGCCCGCCCGCCCCTCCTGGGCCTTGCGAGGGTGAACCTCTCCTGCTACCTCAACTCCGCCGACCTGGAGAATGGCCGCCATCTCACCGCCCTCCCGACTCCCTGGATCGCGGACGACGACATCAAGAACGAGATCAAATCCAACCCCGGGATGAAGATCAAGCTGGGGTCCAAGGCTGCGTTCATCCTGGGCAGGGGCTCCCAGGCCGGATTCCTGGAGTACACCGGGCAGGGCCTGGGGGCCCTGGAGCGGGCCATCGAGCAGAAGAAGTCCGAGATGGCCGCCCTCGGGGCCATGATGATCCTCCAGCAGAGGAAGCAGGTGGAATCCTCGGAGACTGCCAGGATCCATGCATCCGCGCAGACCTCCATCATGGGGAACATCGTGACCGGTACGGAGAACGGGGTGAGGAAGGCCCTGGATCTCATGCTCCGGCTCGCCAACCGGAAGGCCGCATTCAAGTTCACCATGAACCGGGACTTCGTCGAAGTCGCCATGGACCCGACCGAACTCCTCGCCCTGGTCCAGACGTGGCAGGCTGGTGGGTTCGACCAGGAAATCCTGGCCTGGAACCTCAAGAAGGCCGGGTACGTCCCGCCTGAGACCTCCATCGAGGATGTCATCAAGAAGGCCCAGGCAGAAGTCGCTAACCGCCAGAAGAAGGCTATGGAAGTGGCCCGGGCCACGGGTGGCGGCCAGAACCCCCTGATGGGCCAGGCTGGTGATCCCACGAAGGCCGAGCGGAGGCAGACCGACAAGGGGGCGAAGTCCGATCCGCCCAGGCCCAATGTGGAAGTGTAGATTAACTTCGGGCCAAGTAATTCCGCCCCATTGTGAACAGTGGTAACCTAGGTTTTTTCCGCCGGGTGCGGATTTTTCTGCTGGAGGCAGATATGGACCCTCAACTCAAGGCTGTGCTGAAGACCCTGGAGGGTCTGAAGCCTGAGGAAGCTGAGATGTACAAGCAGGACGGGGAGATCTTCGTCCTCGACACCGACAAGTACTTCCACGGCATGTCCTCGGCCCGTGACAAGGAGAAGCAGGAAGCTCAGAAGCTTCGTGAAATCCTCAAACCCTTCGAGGAGAAGCTGGGCCCCCTCAAGGACATGAACCTGGAAGAGCTGCAGGAGGCCATGAAGCTCCACCAGAAGACCAAGGACAAGCAGATGATCGACGCCGGGAAGGTGGACGAGCTCGTCGAGCAGAAGGTCACGGGCCGCGTCGAGAATCTCAAGAAGGACTACGAGAACCGGCTCCAGGCCGCCGAGTCCCGCGCCGTGAAGGCCGAGTCCATGCTGAACACCCTCGTGGTGGACAACAACGTCCAGATTGCTGCGGTCAAGGCCGGGGTGCTCCCCGAGGCCATGGAGGACGTGTCCTACCGCGCCTCCAAGGTGTTCCGTGCGGTAGATGGGAAGCCCATCCCCATGAAGGGTGATGAAGTCATCTACGGAAAGGACGGGAAGACCCCCCTCACCATGGACGAGTGGCTCGAAGAGTTGAAGTCCCGTGCCCCCCACTTCTTCAAGCGGCCCGAGGGTTCCGGGACCCGCCCGGGGGCGGGCAACGGGGGAGCCGAGAACAATACCAGTGGGCTCATGGGGGTGGAACGCCTGAAGGCTGCGCGGCGCAGGTCCTAGTCTGAATACTTGCGGAACTCGCCCGGTAGTGCTAGCATTTCCTCACACATTGGGCGGGTTCCCAAAATCAGCGGCTTAGGATGGTGTCCGGAGCCACTCCAACCACCAATCCCCCTCATCCGGAGGTAAATCATGGCCCTCACCCTTCTGGAAGCCGCGAAGCTGGACTCCGGCAACGCGCTCCGCACCGGCATCATCGAGCTCTACACGGGAAGCTCCGACGTCCTGCGGGTGCTCCCCTTCGACAACATCAATGGCAACGCCCTCTCCTACAACAGGGAGGAGAAGCTGCCCGGCGTCGGGTTCCGTGGCGTCAACGAGAGCTACACCGAGTCCACTGGCGTCCTCAACCCGCAGACGGAATCCCTCGTCATCGCGGGTGGCGACCTCGATGTGGACAAGTTCATCGTGGACACGATGGGCCAGGACCAGCGGGCCGTTCACGAGGGCATGAAGGTCCGCGCCCTCTCTCTTGCTTGGACCAAGAAGTTCATCAAGGGTGACGCGGACTCCGACCCCCGCGAGTTCGACGGCCTGCAGAAGCGCATCACTGGTGCCCAGCTCATCAGCAATGGGAGCAGCTCCGGTGGTGATGCCCTGTCGCTCTACAACCTCGATCGTCTGATCGATCAGGTGATCAACCCCACCCACCTCCTGATGAACAAGACCATGCGCCGCCGCCTCACCCAGGCCGCCCGTACGACCGGGATCGCCGGGTTCATCCAGTACCGGGCCGACGAGTTCGGTCGGCAGGTGGCCTACTACAACGACCTGCCCATCCTCATGGTGGATCTGGACGAGAGCCAGAACGCCATCCTGCCCTTCACCGAGGCCAACCCCGGTGGCGGCACGGCGGCTTCCACCTCGATCTACTGTCTGAGTCTGGGCGACGGGATGCTCACCGGCATCCAGGGCAACATGCCTGATGTCCGGGATCTCGGGGAGCTCCAGACCAAGCCCGCTCTCCGTACCCGCGTCGAGTGGTACTGTGGCATCGCGGCCTTCAACGGTCGTGCCGCCGCCCGCCTGAACGGCATCAAGGATGCCGCCGTCGTCGCCTAACTGATGGGGGCTTCGGCCCCCTGTCATAACCCTGAACCCACCATTCATCGAGGTACACCATGAGCAGCCAGCGGACTTACGACACGGCCCTCGTCCTTCGGGCCCCGGCGACCATCAGCGCGAGTGAGAACTGCACCCCCCTCACCCCCATCTACCCGGACAAGGTGGACGAGGCCATCGTGGTGGTCAGCGTCACCAGCATCACCGGCACGACCCCCACGGCCACCTTCGCCCTCCAGGCCAGCAACGACGGCGGAAACACCTGGATCACCCTCGCCCAGATTGGCCCCATCAGCGCCATCGGTCGCTACGAAATGGCCTGGAGCGGCATTGGTGCCACTGCCCTCTGCCCCGGCTCGGACCGCGTCCGCCTCTCCACCACCCTCGGCGGTACGTCCCCCAGCATCACGTACCAGTCCTTCCTCGCGAAGGAAGACTGAAGATAGGGCCCACTGGGGCCCTTCTTCCTTCCCCCAACCTTCACACCCCAAGGTGAACCATGGCATCCGAAGACGGAAAGTCCCGCAAGGCCCCCGAACGCGTTACCCTCTACCACATCTCCACCGGGGAGCCCGTGGAGGTCTTTCAGGTGGATGCCCGGGAGCTGATGGATTCCGGGGAGTACACCGAGTCCAAGGCGAAGATCAAGAAGGCCCCCGACGGCAAGTAGCCTAGGTCCTACCCCCGCCGGGCCCGTATCGGAAATTCCGGTGCGGGCCCGCGCCTTTAGGAGAAGTCGATGGCCACCCTTTCCCTCATTGCTGATCCCACCAATGTGAACGCGAACTCCTACTGCGATGTGGGTTTTGCGGACGCCTACCACTCTGCCCGCCTGTTCAATGACGAGTGGACTGCGGCCACCCCGGATCAGAAAGTAGCGGTCCTGGTGTGGTCCACCGGCATCCTGGACTCCCTCCCCTGGTGTGGCTCCAGGCTGAAGGAGGACATGGACCCCACCATCCTCTCCATCCTGCGCTGGCCCAGAGCCTTCCTGAAGGACAGGGATGGGAATGACCTTTCGGCCTTGGTTGTCCCCCCGGATATCCAGAAGGCCACGGCGGAACTGGCTCTGTTCATGCTCAGGGAAGATCGGACCGAAGGACTCCCCATGATGCATATGGATGCCCAGCAGTTGGGACCCATCAACATGCGGAAGTTCAGCTACAACAAGTTCCCAGCCTCCGTGCTTGCCCTGATCAACCCCTACGTCCAGATGCAGTCCCAGTCCCAACCCAGGGTCATGAGGGTGTAACATGACGAGTGCTCTCGTGAATGCTGCGCGGAGAACCATGAAGTCAAAAGGTTCTCCCATGACCTATGTGTCAATCTCGGACCCGGTGCTGAATCCGATTACCAGGGTGGCTAGTGCCGTAGAGACTACTTACCCAATTTACGGGATGATTGACAATACCTCCATGGTGGGCCTGGGGAGGATCTATGGCGATGGTCTGGTGAAGGCGGGGGACTCTAACATCTATTTCATCGGGGATACCCCCTTCGACCCGAAGCAGGGGGATCGAATCGAATTCAACGGGGAGGTCCGTGAAGTCATTCTCCTTAAGGCCATCTACATGGGGACTGTCCCGGTGATGTGGCGGGCCCTCACTCGGTCCGGCCACCGGTCGGGGGCCAGGAGTACGGTGGTGTAGGGTGGCCAACGACTTCACAAACAAGGTGATGGGCTGGTCTAGAAAGGCTCAGCGGAATCTCCGGTATGTTGTGAAGGGCAGCACCTACGAGTTCTTCTGCCGGTTGGTTGACCGAACCCCGGTGGATACTGGGAGAGCCAGGGGGAATTGGGAAATCACAGTGACCTCCGGGTACAAAGGCGAGTCCACGAATTACGACCCTAACCGATTCGATAAGACGGGGGACGCCACAAAGGCCAGGGCTTGGGCCGTCCTGGAGGAGGCTGTAGGGAAGCGGGCTTACATCGTGAACAACACCCCGTACTTCCAGTATTTGGACAAGGGGTGGTCACAACAGGCCCCCCATGGTATCATTCAGGTTACGGTTTCCGAGTTCGGAGGGATTGCCAGCGGATACGCACGGAAGGCTGACTGATGCACCCAGAAATTTCAGCTACCCTGGAGAACGCGGTCATGACCGCGCTTTCCCCGTTGCCCGTGAAGCTGGAGAATATGGGTTATGATCCCGTGCCAGGGAAGCCCTGGGCCCGTTTCACATACCGGCCCGCCCGCACCGAGTCGGCGGCTTTGGGTGCGAAGACTGTGGAATACAAGGGCTACGCCCAGGTGGACATCTTCGTCCCCGCTGGGAGTGGCCCGGGTGCCGCTGACGCCTATGCAAATGCTGTGGAAGCTGCTCTCCCCATCGGGATGTCCATCCCGGTGGGTTCTGATGGTCTGAACATCATCTCCGTATCCAGAATGCATTCCGTGGAAGAACCCGTGTGGTACAATGTTCCTATCGGCATCTTCTGGCGTCTCCACCACCAGCTTTAAAGGAGGAATCCCATGGCGACCTTGGCTTCTGGCTCCCGCCTCCAACTGGGCTACGTACCCGAGGTGACTCCCGGGACTACCCCCGCCACCCCGACCCTCAAACTTCTCCGCGTCAAGTCCCATACCCTGGGTCTGGAGCGGGGGCAGATGCAGAGTGCTGAGCTCCGGGGGGACCGTCAGATCGCTGACTTCCGCCTCGGAATGCGCTCCGTGAAGGGGGACATCGATTGTGAGTTCTCCGCCACCACCTTCGATGACATGATCGAGGCCGCCATGGGCGGGACCTGGACCACCAATGTCCTCAAGGCCGGGACCCTGCTGAGGTCCTTCTCGATCGAGGCCGGGCACCTTGACATCTCCCAGTACCGTCTCTTCAAGGGCTGCATGGTGGACAAGCTGAGCCTCGGCATCAAGCCGAACTCCATCATGGACATGAAGATGTCCATCCTGGGCATGGACGAGGCGGTCTCCTCGACCACTGCTGCCTCCGCGACTACTGCCGCTGGGACTTCCTCCCCCGTGGATGGCAACAACCCCCTCTGTATCATCCAGGAGGGCGGAACCGCCCTCGCGATCATCACTGGCGTTGACCTCACCCTGGAGAACAGCTCCAAGGCCTTGGACGCGATCGGGTCCAACAAGGCCGCAGGGATCACCATGGGCCGGTCGAAGCTCACCGGGACCGTTACCGCCTACGTCCCGGACATGACCCTCTACAGCAAGTACGTCAACGAGACGAATTCTACCCTGTCGGTGGCCGTGTCGGATGGCACACACAGCTACACGTTCCTTATCCCCAAGCTGAAGTACACTGGGGCCAAGATTGACGTGAGCAACGAAGATGCCCTCGTCCAGACGCTCCCCTTCATCGGCCTGTACGACCCCACCACCGGAACCAACCTCCAGATCACTCGGACCTAGTAGGTCCGTTTTTCTCCTTTCAGTGGAGCCACCTCATGGCGAATCTCAAGAACTTCATCACCAAGGACGGAGCCAATTCCGGTGCCACGGTGTCCATCCCCAGTCCCGTGGATGGCACCGACACCGGCTTCACCATCCGAATCCTCGGCAAGGATTCCGACGTCTACCGGAAGGTCGAAGCATCCCAGCGTGAGCGGGCCGTCCGTTCCGCCAACATCACCGGGTCCTTCAAAGTCACCCCCGAGCAGATCGAGCAGAACTCCCTGGACCTGCTCGTCGCCTGCACCGTGGGCTGGGAGGGCCTGGAGGACGAGTCCGGGAACAAGATTCCCTTCACCCCCGAGGCCGCCTACGACCTCTACCAGCAGTCGCCCTACGTCCGTGAGATCGTGGACAAGTCCATCACGGACCGATCGCTTTTCGCGGGGCGCTAGAGGCGGCTCTATCCGAATGGGCCGAATCTTGGTTCAAACTTGAGAAGGTGGGTTCGGATGGATTGAGAGTCCGGGACCACCTTCTCGCCGCATCGGGGGCTGGGATTCGGATTCCGGAGCTGGAAGTTCCGGATTTCCCCGCCCCCGCAGAACACCTCTGGCGCGTATTTCAGCGGCTACAGCAGTCCCGGCAAGTTACTAGTGGGGCCCTCCTCCCCCTGACATACCAGGAAATACTTGCTTATACAACCTTAATGGACGACCCCCTCGCGCCGTGGGAGGTCATGTTGTTGAAGCTCCTGGATATGATATACTTGAAGCTGGGGGTGCAACATGGGTCTTGACATAGCATCTCTGATGTTCGAGGTGGACAGCACCCAAGTCCAGAGGGCAAAAAAGGATCTGGAGGATCTGGAGGGTGTGTCCGGGTCCGTGGAGAGGGCCGTGTCAGCCCTTGGTGATGCGTTCCGCAGGGTAATGGCCTACGGTACAGTCCACAACTTCCTGGACTTCGGGTCCTCCATCAAGGACACCGCCCTGTTGGCCGCCCGGTACGAGGCCTTGGGCGTAGCCATGAACCAGATTGGGGCCACTGCTGGGTACAGCGTCACCGATCTTGCGAGGTACCAGTCCGCTCTGGAGAATACCGGCATCTCGGCCCTGCAGTCCCGCAACAGCATTACGAAGTTGATCGCCGCGAATGTGGATCTGGATAAGGCCACCCGCCTTGCCCGTGTGGCCCTGGACCTCGCTGTGGTCAGCAATATGGGCCCCTCTGAAGCCTTCGCCAAGATGATTCAAGGCATCCAGACTGGCCAAGTTCGCCTTCTCCACAACATGGGCATCATGGTCACCTTCCAGGATGAATACAAGAAGATGGCCAAGGAGTTAGGCAAGAACACCGCCGAACTCACCGACTACGAGAGGGTCCAGGCCAGAACCAACGCCGCCCTAGAATATGGGGAGAGGGTGGCCAAGGCCTACGAGGCCAGCATGGGGACCGCTGGAACTCAGCTCAAGATGATGGGACGCTATACCGAGGATCTCAGGGTGTCCATCGGCCAGCTATTTGGACCGGCTCTTACGCAGATCGTGTCCTCTCTGACTGATATGTTCCAGGCTTTGGCTCAATCCATCGCCAAGGCCCGGGTAACTGGGGAATTCGCCAAGTGGCAGGGGGTGTTCCTGTCCGTGGCAAATGCTGCCATCTTTGTGGTGAAGACTGTCATCGATTTGAGGAATGCCATCATCGCCTTGATCGCGGGTTGGATGGCCATGAAGACTTCGGTGTTTGTCATTGGGCTATGGACTTCTCTACAGAAGTCTATTGCCGAAGCCCAGGTAGTCCTCAACGCGTATGCCATAGCAACCGGGACGGTGGCTGAGACGGCTACCGTGGGGACCGTCGCTGTCGCCGCCTTCCAGAAAGTTGTCATGGCTACCGGAGGGCCCGTCGTGTGGATCATCGGGGCGATAACAGCTGTGGTGGCCGCTTTCATTCTGTTCAAAGACTCCACCGATGAGACCAACAGGGTCCTCGGGGAGTCTATTTCAAAGGCCGCATCCGCCAGCGATTCCTGGCTGAAGATGTCCCAGGACCTCAAATCCGCCGTGGATGCCCAGGCTAAATTGTCGGACGGTACGAAGGACGCCAAGAAGGCCCAGGAAGATCTTGAGATGGCTAAGCTGCGCATCCTTGCCTTGGGTCCCCAGTACGATACCGCCTTGATTAAGGAAGCCACTAATGTCAAGGCCCTGGCGGACGCGTACAATCTCCTTACTCACCAGCAACTGCAAGAGAAAATCGAGACCGCCAAGACCCTGGTGAAGGATCTGGAGGATCAGATGAAGAACCTGTCCCCCTCGTTCTTTTCTACATGGCTGGACTCCTTCCTCGGGGGTACTGGGACAGTCAATGACATTAGTGTCTCTGCCAAGAAGGAAGAACTGTCTGACAAACTGGCCGAGGCTAGGGGAAATCTGGTGAAGTTGATGGAGGCCATGAAGGCCCTGGATGACTTCAACAAGGGAAAACATCTCACTCCCACGGATGACGACGACACCAAGAAGAAGTTGGAACAGGCCCGGTCCCTTGAGGACGCCTGGGATGCAGTTAATCGTGCCCGTCTGCAGGGGGACAAAGCTGTAACGGACGAGGAGAAGCTCCAGCATGCCATCGCCCTGGCCCAGTTGGATACCCACCAGAAGATCCGTGACCTGAAGCGGTCTTTCTCGGATGGGAAGATCGCTGGTGGTTCTTCCGAGCTCAAAAAACTCATTGCGGCCTGGAAGGAAGTGGAGGACATTCAGACTAAGTCCGCTCAGAGGGCTTATGATGAGTCCCAGGCCCGCAAGCAGGATGAGGCTCTGAAGCAGATCACTGATGACTACAAGAAGCTGGCCGATATTACCCAGGAGCTTGATATCCTCGATGACAAGGGGTACAATCACCAGTTCGTCCAGGTAGAGCAGAAGTTCAACTCCTTCCGGGACACCGTATCAAAGGTGTACGAGGACCTGATCCAGGATGCAACGGCGGCTTCCATCTCTCAGGGCCTGATGTTCTCCCCCGAAGTCATCAAGCTCATGGGGGACTATGCCGCTATGCTCAAGCGGATCGAGGATGCCCGGAAGGATGCCATGGCCAAGGTTACTGCGTCCATCGTGGAATCTGATGCCAGCAAGCTTCGTCAGGCCCTGAAGGAGGCCCAGACGAAGGATGGGTACACCTACACTTTCGATCAGCAGGCCATGGCCGTGGAGGCCCTGAACAGGGAACTTCGTCTGACTCCGGATGCCCTGAAGAAGGTGAAGTCCGAGATCGAAGCGGCTCAGAAGAGGAGTGGGGACTGGCTGGGCGGCCTGAAGGCTGGATTCATAGACTTCTATAACTCCGCTACAAACGTCTATGAGAAGATCAGGAAGGCCAGCAACAAGTGGCTAGAGGACTTCAGCAACAAGTTGGCCCAGATGGTGGTGACGGGTAAGGCGAACTTCAAGGAACTTGCCCAGTCCATCATACAGGATCTTATAGCCATCTACATAGAGTCCCTTCTCGTCCAGGTAGTGTGGAAGTCCATGAAGTGGATTGATTCCCTCAGTACTCTCGGGTCCGGCACGGGGTCTAGCGCGGGGGCTAGTTCGAGTACCGGATCTTATGCGGCGAGTCATCCACTCTCCATCGGCCCTGCCGGGTCCGCCCTGGGTGCCATGGCATCCCCGATCAACGCGCCCTCAGCCAGGGGTGGGGACGTCTCCATCTCCGTGTCGGTTGATGCCCGTGGGAATACCGATACCGCTGTGTCTGGTGCCGGGGTTGGTACCCGTAGTGCGGCCATGCTGGGTCAGATGATCGCGGACAGTGTCCGCCAGGTGATCGTGGAAGAGAAGCGTCCCCGGGGCCTTCTGGAGTCCTTAGCCTAGTGAGGTAGAACGTGTCTGCAACTGTCACTTGCCCCTTCGTACCCTCCTATTCCACAGTCCTCAACAAAGAGCCCAACGTAAGGACTGTTCAGCTCGGGGATAATTACGTCCAACGGGCCGGGCGCGGGATCAACAACAACGGTAGGAAGTACAGTCTCCAGTTCACCGTCCAGTCTGACGCCCAAGCGGACAAGATCGAAGCATTTTTTGACGCCATGGGGAGCACCACCCCTTTCCTTCTATATATTCCGGGCAGTGACTTCACCGACACCCAGGCCTTTTTTGGTCTGGGTGATGGTGTGCGTACCCAATTTCAGATCCAGAGGACGAAGATCCCTGAAATCATCGCGGACGCAAATAACCCGAAGTTTTGGCCCCAGGTGGGGGAAGGGTTCTACCCAGTAACCAAGCTGAATGCGGACCCCACCATCTACAAGAACGTGTCTGGCACCATCACCACCCTGGTCAAGAACACGGACTACACGATCACCAGCACTAACCTAGTCATCACTGCCACCGCGCCCTCTGCCGGTACGAAGATGCTGTATTCGGGATCGGGTGGAAATTGGGGGCAGTACGTAGCCACGAAGTTCAGTCGATCGTTTGACGGGTACTCGAACAACACCGTCACAGTGGAAATCGAGGAGGACTTCTCATGACCCTTCCGGCCCAACTCGCCGCTGACATCCAGAGCCTCAATCCGGGCAGTATTGTTGAGATGTTCATCCTGGATTCTACCGTCATCACGGGCGGGGGCATTCAGCATTTCCATGCTGGTACGAACTCCCTCCACCAGCCCATCATTTGGCAAGGGGTTACGTACCCCGCCCTCCCCGTCGCGGCCTCCGGGTTTGCATCCAGCACGAAGGACACATTTGCACGGCCCACCCTGACGGTGTCGAACATCGGTGGGCTCATGGGTGCGATCATCCACGCCCTGGACGATCTGGTGGGGGCGACCCTCATCAGGAAGCGGACCCTGGTTAAGTATCTAGATGCTGCGAATTTCCCGGGTGGCGTTAACCCCACTGCGAACCCCTCTGTGGCCTTCCCTGATGAGACTTGGGTGGTCAATCGCAAGGTGTCGGAGGACAACGAGGTCATCGTCCTGGAGTTGGCCGCCTCCGTGGACATGGATAATTACGTTCTCCCGTGCCGGGTAATCCAGGCCAATCTTTGTGGCTCTGTGTACCGGTCCCCTGAGTGTTCTTATGCGGGGGGCCCCGTCGCCACGAAGGATGACGTTGCCACATCTGACCCCGCCCTGGATGACTGTTCCAGGACTCCGAACGGGTGTAAACTGAGGTTTCCCAACCAGCCTCTTCCGTTTGGTGGTTTCGTGGGGGCCGGTCTGCTGCAGGAGTAAAATGTTCACCCTCGAAGATTCGGCCCTCGAAGCTGTTCGCGCACACGCGGGGTCCGAAAGCCCCCGGGAGAGTTGTGGTCTTGTTGTGGTCCATAAGGGGAAACAGGTTTACCTGCCCTGCACCAACATTCACCACGAACCCAATAACAACTTCATGATCCGTCCGGAGGACGTGGTATCGGCTGAAGATTCTGGTGATGTGGTGGCCGTGGTGCACTCTCATGTTGCCCACCCTCCCGTTCCGAGTGATGCCGACCTCGTCCAGATCGAGGCCCATGGACTTCCCTGGGTAATCGTGAACCACCCCGTGGGGAACATCGGTATCTTCGAACCCTCCGGGTACAAGGCCCCCCTCGTGGGCCGACAGTTCAGCCATGGGGTGCTGGACTGCTACTCCTTGGTTCGAGACTTTTACAGGGAGGAGTTGGGCGTGGAACTCCCCGACCACCAGCGTGATCCGTTCTGGTGGGAGAAGGGGCAGAACATCTACATGGACCGCTACGAAGCCGATGGGTGGTCCCCCGTACCTGCCGAGCAGGCTCGCCGAGGGGACATGATCCTGATGGCCCACAATTCCACCGTCCCAAACCATGCCGCCGTGTACCTGGGGGACGGGATTATGCTTCATCACCTCATGGGCAGACTGTCCACCCGGGAAGTGTATGGGGGCTACTGGGCCAAAATCACCAGAGTTATTCTTCGTCACAGGTCGCAGCTATGATCACTCCAGTCAAACTCTACGGATTCCTGGGGCGGAAATACGGGAAGGTCCACAGCTTCGATATCTCCACCCCCGGGGAGGCTGTGAAGGCCCTTTTTGCGAACTTCCCCGAGTTCCAGAAAGATGTAAGGGACTTCAAGGGGGAGGGGTTCCGTGTGTATGTGGGGAATCGTCCGGACTCCATCGCGGTGGAAGAGACCTCATTTCCATTCGCAGGGGAGGAAATCAGGATAGTTCCCATCGTCCAGGGGTCCAAGGATGCCGGGGTGGGCCAGATCATTGTGGGTACTGTCCTGATCGCCATCGGACTAGCCCTGACCTACTTCCTTGCTAGTAACCCAGTGAGTCCCTACCTGTACAAGGCCGGTGCCATCATGATCCTGGGGGGTGTCACCCAGATGCTTTTCGCCCCTCCCGTTCCAACAGGGCCATCCGAGCAAGCCAAAAACAATCCCAGCTATGTGTTCAATGGGCCCGTTAACACCACGGCCCAGGGCCATTGCGTTCCGGTGGGTTACGGGGAGCTTGAAGTCGGTGGTGCTGTGATCAACGGAGGTATCAACGCGGAGGTATACGCTCCGAATTCAGGTGGTGGGTTTGGTGGTGGCAGTGGTGGCAGTGGTGGCAGTGGTGGCAGTGGTGGCAGTGGTGGCAGTGGTGGCAGGTGCCCCGTTCCGGAGACCCTCATCAACATCAGTCCGGATACATTCCTAGAGGCTGGGTTGTTGAAGCCGGGGGATCGGGTGTGGACCCAGCACGAAGATACCCTGCAGTGGGGGTACTTTGATGTGGAGTCCGTAGAGAGGGTGAATAATTCCTGCCTAACCCTCCTATTGGCAGACGGGAGAAGTCTCACAGCCAGCTGGAATCACCGGGTGCTGGTGTACATGGAGTCCATAGACACCTACGTGTGGACCGGGCTCCATGAACTCGGCCCGGGGGATTTGATCATGGGTGCCCAAACGGGGGAGGTCCGTGCGGTGGAGCCTGCTGGGGATAGGGAGGTCATGAAGATATCCGTCAGAGGGGCCCGAACCTACCAGACGTCTGGGATTACCTCCCATAATGTCAAGGTCCTGAGCACCTAACTTACACACTCCCGGATGTACCCCCGGAGGCCACGAAATGCTCCCAACCCCACCCAGTATCCCCCGTGCCCTCCCGGCCCTTTCCACCCCCATCCTCGGCTCAGGGGGAAAGAGCGGAGGCGGGGGGGCCCACACACCCACGGAGGCATCCGACACCCTTAGATCCGTGGCATACGCCAAGGCCCTGGATCTCGTATCCGAAGGGCCCATCGAGGGGCCTTCTCTCCCGGGTCTGCAGTGGATCACCCTGGACGGCACCCCCATTGAAAACCCGGACGGTACTTACAACTTCAAAGGGGTCAATGTGGCCTGGGTATCTGGTACCCAGTCCCAGGAGGTGATACCCGGGTTTGAAGATACTCAGAGCGAAGTATCGGACGGGCGTGAAGTGCTGTTTTCCACCCCCCGGGTGTTCACCATTGATGACCCCAACGCGAATTCAGTACGCGTCACCATCGGGTTTCCGCAGATGACTTCTCAGTCTTCCAACGGGGACATCAATGGTAATACTGTAACCATCTACATTGACGTTCAGACCAACGGGGCCGGGTACGTCCAAAAGATCTCCGATGTTGTCACCGGTAAGTGTACCTCGATGTACGAGAAGTCTTACCGCATCCCCCTCACCGGCACCGGGCCCTGGGACATCAAGGTATCCCGTAGTGCCGATGGAACGGGGGCCTCTGACCAGAAGCGCACCTACCTGAACAGGTACACCAAGATCATCGATCAGAAGTTCACATACCCCAATTCCGCCATCATGGGTGTTCAGATCGATGCCTCCCAGTTGGACCGAATCCCGACTCGGGGCTATCGTCTGAAGCTTCTGAAAGTCCAGGTCCCTACCAACTACGACCCCATCGCCAGGACCTACACTGGGGTGTGGGATGGGACATTCAAAGTTGCTTGGACTGACAACCCCGCGTGGTGCTTCTACGACCTCGCCACAAACACCCGCTACGGGGCCGGGAAGTTCCTGGCTGGGAAGGTGGACAAATGGGCCATGTACACCATCGCGAAGTACTGTGATGAATTGGTTCCTTGCGGCACCACGGGTGCCACTGCCCCCCGTTTCCGGTGCAATGCCTACTTCCAAACCTCCGAGAAGGCCTACCAGGTACTCGCCAATCTGGCCTCCGTATTCCGTGGGATGATCTACAGCGCCTCTGGCATTGCAACCTGTGTGCAGGACGCCCCCTCTGACCCCGTCGCGGTCTTCACCAGCGCGAACGTGCGGGGGAAGTTTGTATACACCGGGAGTCCTCTCACCCAGCGACATTCCGTCGCTCTGGTGAAGTGGGTTGATCCAAACAATGGATTCAAAGAGAAGACCCTCTACGTGGAGGATACCGAATCCAGAAAGCGGTACGGGTACAACCCTACCAACATCACCGCCATCGCCTGCACTGACATCTACCAGGCCTACCGCGTGGGTGTATGGGCTCTTGCTTCCGAAAGAACGGAAGCGGAGATGGTAACCTTCCAGACCGACCTCATCGGGTCCGTCCTGACGCCTGGAGCCATCTTCCAGATCCAGGACCCGGATCGCGCCGGAAAATCCTTGGGCGGTCGGGTGCGGTCCGCCACCACCACCGCCGTCACCATTGACCGGGAAGTGGTCATCGAGAACGGCAAGACTTACACCATGGTGACCATGCTTCCGGACGGGACCCCCGTGTCCCAGGCCATCAACAACCCCCCGGGGCCCACTCAGATACTCACTGTGTCCACCCCCCTTGCCTCGGCCCCCGTGTCAGGGGCGGTGTGGGCCCTGTCCGTGAGTGATCTGGCCTTGACTACCTGGAGGCTGTTGTCTGTGAACGAAAAGTTCACAGACACGGAGATGTACTACGAGATCGAGGCCGTGGCCCATAACCCGTCAAAGTATGACTTTGTTGACCTGGGCAAGGACATGGTGACTCCCAACACCACGTCCATCCCAGTAGTACTCACCCCCTCCGGGATCACCATCTCTGAGTACCAGATTCGGAGGGGTGTGGGTACCGCTACCGTCCTGGCTGTCGCGTGGAATTTCCAAAAAGACGCACGGAAATACTCCGTCCAGTACCGAAAGGACAACGGTAACTGGATGAATGTTGATGACACCACGATTAATCATATCGAGGTAATAGGCATCCCTAATGGGGTGTACGATGTACGGGTGGTGGCGCACTATGATGGGGGGCTCTGCTCTCAGGCGGGTACGGCTACCTACACCGTGCTCGGCCTGATGGTCCCACCGGCCACACCCACCGGGTTCTCCGCCACCATCAATACCTTCGGCATCCTTCTAAAGTGGAACGAGAACCCTGAGGTGGATATTGATTCCTACGAGCTTAGACAAGGCACGGACTGGGCCACCGGTACGCTAATCACCAATCTGAAGTCCACCAGCTACCAGTGGGAGCTCCAGGCCCTGGGTAGTTATAACTTGATGCTTAAAGCAATCGATACCAGCGGGAATTATTCCACTAACCCGGCCACCCTCCCCGTGGCCCCTTCCGTGACCACCCCCGCCAGTATTACCATGACTGTATCCAGTACCAAGCCTGCGTGAGGTCTGATGCGCCAGATTATGATTGATGACCAGGGGGGAGTCGGGACCGGGGGGGGCTCCGGGGGTGGAAGTCCTTCCCTTCTGATACCGAAGTATTTGGATGTCAACTGGACCCACACGGACGCCACCCCCTGGGCACAAAAGGGTTTCCGTCTTGTATTTTATACTGGCGCAGACCCCAACGACAGCAGCAAGTACTTAGTTCTGCCCATCGAGCTCGGACCGTCGGAGCGCAGGTACGTTCAGAAGGTCACCGTTCCGTCCAGCACCACCGTCATGGCGGCCATCCAGGCCACTTACCTCAACGGGAACGAGTCTTCCTGGAGGGTGCTGGGTGGTTCTGTGGTCGTGGACCCCGATACTGTGGTGGTGGGCACACAAGCAGGTGTGGATGCAGCAGCCGCTGCAGCCGCAACCGCCCAGACCACTGCCAACAACGCGGCTTCTGCCGCTGCTGCCGCACAGACCGCCGCTAATAACGCTCAGGCTTCCGCCAATACCGCTAACACGGCCCTCGCTAACATCGCTTCGGATAACATTCTCAGTCCCAGTGAAAAGCCTGCGGCGGTGTTGGATTACACGAACATCACGAACGAGCAGGCTGGTATTGACGCTCAGGCCGACGCCTACGGGGTAAGTCGCACGTCTTACGATGCCGCTGTTTCGGCTCTGACTTCCTACCTTGGAACACTGCCTGGCTGGAATGTTATTCCCGGCTCCGACGTGGCTATCACGGGAACCACCTTCCGGCAGAAGTTTGCCGATGTGTATTCCACCAGACAGGCTCTTCTAAATGCGATCTATGCGAAGGCAAAGTCTCTAGCAGATGCGGCACAGAGTGGGGTCATCGTCCCAAATCCAAACTTTGACCAAGACATGGGCTCCACTTGGCCCAACATGACGCAGATAGCTGCAGGAGCGGCTCCCGCAGGGTGCCCCACGCCATTCTGTGGTCGAGCACAGTCGCGGGATCAAATTGCCACGCCCAGATTCCCTGTTACCCCCGGGGCGCAGATCTATTACGAGGCGTGGATTGACACGACACAGACCACCAATACGGCATCATTTGGTTTGTATTTCCGGGATGCCGCTGGCAATCTTTTCTCCCCCACCTACACCGCCTCAGCCCCCGCCGGATCAGCATGGGCGAAGCGAAGTTCAACCTTAACGGTCCCGGCGGGGGCCGTGTCCGCCCATTGCTTCTGCCAGATCGATGCAGTCTCATCCTTCGGCAGCGCCTACTTCACCGGGCTGCGGGTGAGTGAGGGCATACCGGCCCAGACTGCCGCTGCTGCCGCTCAGACCGCCGCTAATAACGCTCAGGCTTCCGCCAATACCGCTAACACGGCCCTCGCTAACATCGCTTCGGATAACATTCTCAGTCCCAGTGAAAAGCCTGCGGCGGTGTTGGATTACACGAACATCACAAACGAGCAAGCCGGAATTGATGCCCAGGCAGATGCCTACAGTGTAAGTCGCACGTCTTACGATGCCGCTGTTTCGGCTCTGACTTCCTACCTCGGAACACTACCTGGCTGGAATGACATCCCCGGCTCCGATGTGGCTATCACGGGAACCACCTTCCGGCAGAAGTTTGCCGATGTGTATTCCACCAGACAGGCTCTTCTGAATGCGATCTACGCGAAGGCAAAGTCTATAGCGGATGCAGCTAACGATCTCGCTGGCTCAACTATCAAGCCGATTCTCTTCAAAGACTTCTCCGGTGGCCTTCCCTACGGTGTCACATTCCCAGGCACCGTCGCATCGAGTGACAATGGGACGACCACGACAATC